TCATCAAATTTTAAAAATTGTTTCACGACTGTAGCAACTGCAGCTACTAAGGCTGTCGCGGCTATTACTAGTGCTCCAACACCAGTAGCCGCTATAGCTGCAGCAATTCCTCTAAATGCCGTGACGCCGGCTCTGCCGATTGCCTTGAACGCACCAGCCCCCGCTTTTCGGTTTGTTATAAACGATTCTCGTACGTCTTGTAGTACACCACCTTTACCAGTAATTTTTTTAGTTAGACTATCTGCCAAACCATCACCTATTAACGGAACCTTTCTTAACATATTCGTTAAAGGATCAGATAACCCCCCTACTAACTTTTCAGATATTGTTTTAGCTTGTTCTTTTAACTTTTCATTATTGGCGGTTATTACTTCTTTTTTTTGTCTAGAAACTCGTAAAAGTTTCCGTTCAACGGTGTCGATTTCAGACAAAACTTTCTTGCGTTCGGTGAGTAAATCAGATGCAGACTTACCCGCCCTCAATTGAGCAGACCATTGGCTACCAATCTCATCATATATCTTCTTTTGATTAGCTAATTCAGCTGTTAGTTGAGATTGTAAGCTGGATAATTCATTTAAATCTTGTTTATCCACTTATGATTACCCTTTTCGTTTAGTATCATCTAATAACTTTTGCATTCTAGCTGTTAGTGCCTTTGCATCTTCTAATTGCTTTCGAGCGTCATCCAATGCGTTTGATATTCGTTTACGTTGACGATCATTGAATTCAGCGTCATCTTTTTCAAGTTCCTTTGCCAGAGCATGTAAATCAATTCCAACAAGTTTATATAGAAAATTTACTAATTTTATGCTTAGTCTCATGTGATTATGTGTTTATTTAATATAAATATCAAAGGGTTCAAGATTATCTCTTAAACCCTCGTTGTGAATCAGCCTCACGAGTGGCCTTCTCCATTTGTTTATTTTGGTTATCGTAATAATCAACTAATTGTTTTGTGTAGAATCTACGTAACCAAATAGGCATACCATAGACATCTCCCCAAGTAAATCCTCCTTTACTGTGGAATACGAGAGCGAATATCTCTTGGTGCAGAATGGGTCTGTAATCAGACCCTCGGCCAAAAAAAGGAAAGGCCGATTGGTATATCGAAGAACTCTGAAATATCTTCGTCAGGAATATCTACCTTAACTCGTAAGTCTACATCGGGTTGTATTTCTACTATATACTTCTTGATAGCTAGAGAGTCTTGTGATAATAGATATTCATCCACAAATGTATCAATGGTTTTTCTTTCACTATCACCATCAACTGAAGTAATAATATACTTTAGCCTTGTTGAATTAGTACGTTCGATTTGACCACGTTTACCCTTCAACACATGGTCGATTGATTTCTCATCTTTACCATTCAAGATTTTTAGTGTTACCACATTTTTTGATACTGGTAATTCGAATGGAATGTTATTACCATGTTTCTCAAAAACCTCAGCGTCAAATTCTTTATCGTTTAATTGTGTAAGGTCAACTGTTACTCTATGAGGTTCATCTAATTGTGGAATATTAATTTCCACATCGTAATCCTTACCATACCCTAATACACGAGCAGCTACCATAACTGCATTCTTGTCACCAACCACAAGATCATCATAATCAAAAGGAGCACCCTCCCCATTACCAATGATAAGTGACTGAAACAATCTATCCAATACGATACCTTTCTTAATTAAAGATTGGGAGCTAAGAATATCCTCTTCCTTAGCAGTCATGTATTTCATTTCTACACGACCATCACGGAGAGGATGTCCTTCTGGATAAACTAGACCTTTTGATGGAAGGTCAATAATTTCAGTAGGAAACTTTAATTCTGTTTTTTTGTACTGTTTGGCAACTTGTGCCTTTAATTGCTCATCATTGAGCTTAAAACCATTTTCCATAACTTGTGTTTTTTAATTAAAATTGTAAGATAGCGTAATCGTAGCTCAGAGTAAGTTCAACAGTTGAGAATCCTTCCTCTGCCCAATCCAATGCTGATGGAGTTAGGTTTGTAATGAATGCACCTTTTAAAGTGAACTCCTCAACCTTATCACCAACGGGACCAAGTACATTGATTACTACATCTTTCTTGTAGAAATCTGCAAAACCCTGACGGCCGGTTACAGACTCGTAATGGAGACGGAACCACTCAATAGCAGCCTGAGTTCCAGAAGGAACAATCGGATCGTAAAGTGTTAATGTGATTTCCTGCCAAGCGTACTTACCAGCTACATAACGTTTTGTATTAATGTGATCTAGTTCAACACGACTAGTCTGAACATTAGGACGAGCAACAGCTTTAATCATGAATGATGGAATACCATCAATGTACATGATAAACCTATGGTTCATCTTTGGTTCAAACTTAGTGAACATCAACTCATTCGGATCAATTAATTCAGGCATTTATTTGTTTCCTCTTTTATATATAAATATCATTAGTCACCAAAACTCGCTCCAGTTGGTAAGATGTTAAAGTCAACTACGATAAATTCAGCAGCTCTTGCTGGTTGAATGAAGATGTCACCCTTCAGAATGTTTTGGTCAATAATGTCTGGAGTGTTGTTAGTCTCATCCATTACTACACGGAATGCGTAAAGACCTTGATTCTCTTGTACTGACTCCATATAAGGATTGACAGTAGAGAGGAATCTGTTTCTTGTAGCACTTGTATTGTTTTCGAAGATAAGGAATCTTGAAGTAGATGCAATAAACTTCTTGAGGTTAATCAAGAGTCTACGAACATTTACACGATCAAGAGAAGTAGCTTTCTTCTGAAGAGTTTTCTGACCAAATACAGTCACACCTTGTCCTGGGAAAGTAGCAATTGGGTTAACACGACCATCATAAAGAGTGTCACGATTAGCCTTAGTCAACTTACGTTCTGCTTGAACTGCGATATCAATTCCACCTCGTGTAAGACCAGCTGGTGCGAACCACTCGAATGCAACTGCATCGTTGTAAGAAAGAACACCAGGAATTACCACACTTGGTGGAACCCATACATTTCTGTTAAGTCTTGTAGCTGCTACCTTAACCCAAGGCCAATAAGTAGCTGCGTAAGAACTTACTAAATTATTAGCTGCTGATGTTACACTACCTAATCCAGTAGTTCCATGTAATACGGGATCAAGCACTAAGAATACATCACCACGATCTTCAACAGTTGTTTTTGCTTCAGCAACTGCCGTTCCGTGGTTAGTTAATGTCATACCAGGTGCGATAAGTAAATTAATATCATACTCATCTTGGTTCTTTAATAATCTAAATGCAGTAGTGTAATCTGTATCTGGGTCAAGACCCTGTACATTTGTTTCAGTAATGCTTTCAAACATTTTGAACTCAGTTGCACTAACATCACCACCAAGTCCACCACCAAAAGCACCACCAGCGGAACCAGAACCAGCGGCTGGAAGTGATCCACTAGCAGAACCAACTCTAACATCACCATTGGTATCTAAATAATCAATAGTATCTCTGATGTTAGCTACTCTTACATACTTGGAAATATTTGGATAGTCACCACTTAATTGTAAGAATGGGTCTGTTGCATCTGTAACGTTGATTGTCAGTCGTTGTGTACCAACTGCTCTACCAATATAGTTAGTTGTATTTGGATCAAGATTTACATTGTTATACTGCTCAAGATAAATCTTACGATTTTCTGTATCATCACCTCTACGGATAGAGAATGTAAATGTACCAGTTTCGTTATTTACATTGGAAATTTCATATCTAAGGTTATCCGTAGTTCCTTCCGCAAGTGCACTATTAGTTCCTAAAGTACCAGCACTATTCATAATGACACCATCAGCGAGTGTGAAGACATCGAATGCGTTGGCCGGATCAAGTGAACAAGTAGCACTAGCACTAGCTGGGCCAAATGTAGACCCCGATACAACTCTTACAACAGTAAGTGCACCTGAATTTCTTAGGTAGTATTCAGCCGCAATACTTGTGAAGAACTCATAGTAGCTACTACCACTTTTGAATGTAGTACCAAAGGTAGCTGCGTAATCACTAAAAGAATTTACTTTAATAGGGACATTAACCGGCCCCTTAACAGTAGGACCAACAATAGCTGCTCCAATTTCCGCAACACCTTGTGGGATAAACGAAAGGTCATTTTCTCTCGTAAATACACCAGGACTAACAATATTTTCTGCCATAAGATTACTTTCCAAGTTTAATTATAACTATCTCTACAATATAAATATAACGATTTTCGTCAAACCTTAGTATTTTCAGCTATAAACTCACCTGTATTAATATCTATTGTACCCTTTCCGTACTTTTTTGTAAGTTCTTGTGCGAAGTTGATTTCTTCGGTTCTTAGCTTTAACACTAATTCTTCAATTTCGTTTTTTTGTTTTCTTAAATCAATTAATTCAAGTTCTAATTGACCAAGTTGATTTGCGTATTCACTATATCTTGCTTGTACGCTTTTTAGTTTTTTGATTTCTTCTTCTGTAAATTTCATAACTGTATTAAGTTTTGTTTATATAAATATACTAATAGTACTATGTAAATATAGTAATTTATTTATTTAACCATAATTTATGATGGTGGTACATCTGTGGAATATGCAGCTGTACCAGAAACCACGACTCCGTTAACCCCACTAGTGCCACTATTGTCTATGTTTTGGGCGAATTGATACCACTCAACGGGAGCGGTTGAAAGGCTGCTAAGATCAAAAACTGCACCACCATTCCACAATGTCACACCACTAAGGTAGTAGTCGAAGTAGGCAAGTTGGGCCATCTTAACGTTGGTGATAGCAGTGTTGTGGCCATATTCTGTGTCACTGGAGTTCATACTCCAAGCAGTCGGGCGGCCGTCGCCTTCGGTACGGTGAATCCTTGACACATCAACACCATCAACCCATATCTTCATTTGTGTCTCAGGAGTATCATCGTAACCATTCATTGCTACAACCACTTGGTGCCATGAGTCATCTCGGTAGTCAGTAGCCCCAGATGTTACTCGGTCGCGGTAG